TAGCTGTACTTGCTGCTGCGGCTGGAAAAACAATAGTAAAATCACCTGCTGTTGAAGTTTTATCTCCACCAAAGTCGATTGTAGCTACAGATGCATTACTATCAGATGAATTGTAAATCATACAACCTCTAGCAGTGATTGTAGCTGTACCAAAAGTTAGATCAGCAAAATCAGTAAATCCTGTTGTGCCACTTGAAGTAGGATCTACTCTAGTTAAATTACTACCACCAGATGTATAGTTAGTACCACTTGCTTGTCCTGTTGTGGTAAAAGCTGTAGTAGCTGCACCTAAGGTAGCAGAGCTTGTATATAAAGCTAATTTAAAAGTATCTCCGCCTGAGTTTTTAAAGTTATGCACAGCTTCAAGAAGTTCTTTTTTAAAGCTAGTGGTTAATGTTGATGTA